AGCCAGCACTACAACGGCAGCCGCTACCATATGCTGAACCTCCACGCCACCTTCACCAAAGGCACCATCGAGTTTCGGCTTTTCCAATTCGACGCTCCGGCGAACGGCAAGCAGAACGGACTTCACGCAGGGCAGCTTAAGAGTTACATCCAGCTTTGCCTCGCGCTCAGCCAGATGGCGAAGGAAGTCCGCACCGCCAGCCCCAAGCCCCAGCAGAACGAGAACCCCAAATACGCCATGAGGACTTGGCTTCTGCGGCTCGGCTTCATCGGCGACGAGTTCAAGACCGCAAGAGACCTCCTGACCAAGCGCCTGGACGGTGACGCAGCCTTCAGAAGCGGGCGCGCCGCTTGAAGGACATAGCCACAGGCCCCCTTTCGACCGCCACGGCGGTCTTAAGGTGGTAGAAGCGGATAACGCTTTGAGACTAAGACCCAGGAGGAACGAATCATGGAAAAACGATACTACATCGCCTACGGGAGCAACCTCAACGTCCGGCAGATGCTGATGCGCTGCCCTTCGGCACGGATCATCGGCACCTCGGAAGTCGAGGATTACCGGCTCATGTTCAAAGGGAGCATGACCGGCTCCTACCTCACCATCGAGCCGGAGGAAGGCTGCAAGGTTCCCGTCGCGGTATGGGATGTCACCGCCAAAGACGAACTGGCGCTTGACCGCTACGAGGGTTTCCCCAGCTTCTACTACAAGAAGGAACTGGTGCTGCCGATCAAGGGGATCAAGACTGGCAAGGTGCGCCGCAGAAAGGTGTTCGTCTACATCATGCACGAGGAGCGGCCGTTCGGAGTTCCCAGTAGCTACTACATGAGGACCTGCGCGGAGGGCTACCGCTACTTTGGCTTTGACTTTGACACTCTTGTCGAAGCCGCCGTCTACAGCAAGGCGAGAACGGAGGGATTGAGATGAAGGAAAACAATGTGACCAGGATGGCTGTCTGCCCACGCTGCGGCAAGACCTACTTCGAGCGGCCGGCGCTTTCGAGGGTGGACAACGAGACCCTCATCTGCCCGGACTGCGGCACACGGGAGGCGCTGGAGAGCATCGGCGTCGGCGTCGAGGAGCAGGATTCCATCATTGAGACCATCCACCGCACGACCCGTAATCCGCGATAAGATACACAATCTCCGGCGCGAATGTTTGTGTAGTATATTCCTCCGAAATGACTTGCTATTATCCTCTTTTAGAGCGAATATGTGTACACCGAAAGGGAAAACACCACGAAAACGGAGGGCACGAAAATGAGGTACGAAGACAGCAAGGTCAAGGGGATCAGCAAAAAGACGCTGCGGACTTTGGAGCAGATTGCGATGAGCGCCTGCTACACCCTGGAAGCGAGGGGCGGCATTGAGGGCCGCAACAACGACGAGGAGGATTTCCCCGAAGTCAGCGTCAACGCCATCCAAGAGATGCTCGAAAAAGCCTACCTGCTCGGCAAAGCCGACGCCACCAAGGAGGTGCGGAAATGAAGATCAGCGAAGCGATGAAAAAGTACAGACTGCCGAACCCCACCACCCCGGAAGACCTCGAATGCCGCTGGAGCAAGGTCCTAAACTTTGGGGACAAAGTTCTGCTTGCCGGTTACTACTACAACGGACAGAACAAGCCCAGCTACTTCGGCGCCGTCTACGAGTTCCTCACCGACGACCACACCTGCGAAGGAACCATCGGGCTGGCGGAGGTCAGCGAGGTCGAGTTTGCCGATGACGGCCACGCCATTGCCTGGGCGATGAGCAAGGCAAAGTAAACATAGAAAGGAACCTGAGCATGAAACACACCTACCACGACAAGCACGGCAGGGAGATCCTCGCCGGAATGACCATCCGGCACGACAACGGGGACTCCGAAAAGGTGTACGCCACAACGGATGCCTTTGAAGACGACGACCTCGGAGTCATGGCTACCAATCCGGCATACGCCGCACGGCACCCGGACTGCGACATCGAGTATTACTCCCTCTCCAACTTCCGCACGAGCGAGTGGGAGATCGTCGAGTAAAGCCGACCAGCAACTGAATCCTGCCAAGGGATAGGGCCGTAAGGCTCTGTTCCTCGTTACAGCCGCGACGGGCTGTTTTTTTATGCTCATTTCAAGGAGGTGAACCGCATACGAGAAAACTGAAGAAATACACGCCGACCCGCTTCAAGGCCAGCGACTCCTACTACGACAAGGACGCTGCGGACTATGCGGTCGGCTTTATAGAATGTCTCTGCCACACGAAAGGCACTTGGGCGGGAAAGCCCTTTGAACTGATCGACTGGCAGGAACAGATCATCCGCGATGTGTTTGGGACGCTGAAGCCCAACGGCTACCGGCAGTTCAACACCGCCTACATCGAAATACCCAAGAAGATGGGAAAGAGCGAACTCGCCGCGGCGGTCGCTCTTTTGCTTTGCTGTGGCGACGGTGAGGAACGCGCCGAGGTGTATGGCTGCGCCGCAGACCGCCAGCAGGCGTCCATCGTGTTCGAGGTGGCGGCGGACATGGTGCGGATGTGTCCCGCCCTCGCCAAGCGGGTGAAGATCAACGCATCCATGAAGCGGATGATTTACCTCCCCACCAACAGCTTCTACCAGGTGCTTTCGGCGGAGGCGTATTCCAAGCACGGCTTCAACATCCACGGCGTGGTGTTTGACGAGCTGCATACCCAGCCGAACCGAAAGCTGTTTGACGTTATGACAAAGGGCTCCGGCGACGCCAGGATGCAGCCGCTCTACTTCCTCATCACGACGGCTGGGACGGACACCCGCTCCATCTGCTATGAGACACACCAGAAGGCCAAGGACATCCTGGAGGGACGCAAAATGGACCCGACCTTCTATCCCGTTATCTACGGCGCGGATGAGTCGGACGATTGGACAGACCCCAAGGTGTGGAAAAAGGCAAACCCCTCCCTGGGCATCACGGTGGGCATCGACAAGGTCAAAGCGGCCTGCGAGTCCGCCAAGCAGAACCCGGCGGAGGAGAACGCCTTTCGCCAGCTTCGACTGAACCAGTGGGTAAAACAGGCTGTGCGCTGGATGCCGATGGACAAATGGGACCGCTGCGCTTTCGCCACCTCCGAGGACGATTTGGAGGGACGCGTCTGCTACGGTGGTCTGGACTTGTCCTCCACCACAGACATCACCGCTTTCGTGCTGGTATTCCCGCCGCAGGACGAGGATGACAAATTCGTGGTGCTACCGTACTTCTGGATTCCAGAGGATAACCTCGACCTCCGCGTCCGGCGTGACCACGTTCCCTATGATGTGTGGGAGCGGCAGGGGTACCTCCAGACCACGGAGGGCAACGTAGTCCACTACGGCTACATCGAGCAGTTCATCGAGCGGCTCGGTGAGAAGTTCAACATCCGGGAGATTGCATTCGACCGCTGGGGAGCCGTGCAGATGGTGCAGAACCTTGAGGGCATGGGATTCACGGTCGTTCCCTTCGGGCAGGGATTCAAGGATATGTCCCCACCCACCAAGGAACTGATGAAGCTGGTGCTGGAGGAAAAGATCGCCCACGGCGGTCATCCCGTCCTCCGATGGATGATGGACAATATCTACATCCGCACCGACCCGGCCGGCAACATCAAGCCGGACAAGGAAAAGTCCACAGAGAAGATCGACGGCGCGGTCGCAACCATCATGGCGCTCGACCGGGCGATTCGCTGCGGCAACGATACCTCCGCTTCGGTTTATGACAGCCGGGGCATTTTGTTTATCTGAAAGGACGGTGATTTACTATGGGATTTTTCAGCGGCATTTTCCGGTCGAGGGACGCTCCTCAGAACCGCACGGCCGGAAGCGGCTACACCTTTTTCCTGGGCGGCACGACCTCCGGCAAAGCCGTGACGGAACGCTCTGCCATGCAGATGACCGCCGTGTATTCCTGCGTCCGCATTCTGGCGGAGGCGGTGGCAGGACTGCCGCTCCACCTCTATCGCTACAAGGATAGCGGCGGCAAGGAGAAAGCCATCGACCATCCGCTGTATCTGCTGCTCCATGATGAGCCGAACCCGGAGATGAGTTCCTTCGTGTTCCGGGAAACGCTCATGACGCACCTTCTGCTGTGGGGCAACGCATACGCGCAAATCATCCGCAACGGCAAGGGTGAGGTCGTGGCTCTGTATCCGCTCATGCCGAACAAGATGACCGTGGACAGGGATGCAAACGGTCAGCTTTATTACCAGTACACGCGCTCCAACGAGGAAGCGCCGACCATGAAAGGCACGACGGTCAACCTCCATCCCTCGGATGTGCTGCACATCCCCGGCCTGGGCTTCGACGGTCTGGTGGGCTACAGTCCCATCGCTATGGCGAAAAATGCTATCGGCATGGCGATTGCCTGCGAGGAGTACGGCGCTAAGTTCTTCGCCAACGGCGCGGCTCCGGGCGGCGTCCTGGAACACCCCGGTACCATCAAGGACCCGGAACGTGTGCGGCAAAGCTGGCAGTCCACCTTCGGCGGCAGCGGCAACGCCAACAAGATCGCCGTGCTGGAGGAAGGCATGAAATACACGCCTATCGGCATCTCGCCGGAGCAGGCGCAGTTCCTCGAAACGAGGAAGTTCCAAATCAATGAGATTGCTCGAATTTTCCGAGTCCCGCCCCACATGGTGGGCGACCTGGAAAAGTCGAGCTTTTCTAATATCGAGCAGCAGTCGCTGGAGTTCGTGAAATACACGCTGGAGCCCTGGCTCATCCGCTGGGAGCAGTCCATCCAGCGGTCCCTGCTCTCGACCGATGAGAAACCGCTGTACTTCGTGAAGTTCAACGTGGACGGCCTTCTCCGCGGCGACTACGCCAGCCGGATGCAGGGCTACGCCACGGCGCGGCAGAACGGCTGGATGTCCGCCAACGACATCCGTGAACTGGAGAACCTCGACCGCATTCCGACCGAGGACGGCGGCGACCTCTACCTCATCAACGGCAATATGCTCCCGCTCGGCAGTGCTGGGGCTTTTGCAGATACCACACCGAACACTGACGGAAAGGAGGAAGAATCCGATGAAGAAGTTTTGGAAGTGGAAGAACCAGACGGCGGCGGAGACAGCCCCGGCGGAACGGACGCTGTTCCTCAACGGCACCATCGCGGAAGAAAGCTGGTTTGACGATGATGTGACTCCCCAGCTTTTCAAGGAGGAACTGATGAGCGGCAGCGGACCTATCACGGTCTGGATCAACTCGCCGGGCGGCGACTGTGTGGCGGCGGCGCAAATCTACAATATGCTGATGGACTACCCCCACGATGTGACGGTCAAGATCGACGGCATCGCGGCGTCCGCGGCAAGCGTCATCACTATGGCCGGCACGAAGGTGCTGGTCAGTCCCGTGTCCATGATGATGATCCACAACCCGCAGACCCTCGCGATGGGCGACACAGCGGAGATGCAGAAAGCCATCGAGATGCTCGGCAGCGTGAAGGATTCCATCATCAACGCCTACGAGATCAAGACCGGCCTGTCCCGTGCCAAGCTGTCCCACCTCATGGATGCCGAGACCTGGATGGACGCGAACAAGGCTGTGGAACTCGGCTTTGCGGACGGCGTTCTACGCCGGGAGGACATCCCGGAGGACGTGGAGCCGCCCACGGTTTCCATGCTGTATTCCAAGGCGGCGGTGGTCAATTCCCTCATGGATAAGATCGCCGCGAAGTGCAAGACCGCACCCAAGAAAACCGAAGACCCCAAACCCCAGGGCCGCTCCGTTGACTCGCTCATGGAACGGCTCAATCTTATGAAATTTTAAGGAGGATTTCTATCATGACTATTCTTGAACTGCGCGAGAAGCGCGCCAAGGCGTGGGAAGCTGCCAAGGCATTCCTGGATTCCCACCGCAATCAGAACGGCGTCCTGTCCGCCGAGGACGACGCCACCTACACCCGCATGGAGCAGGACATCACCGACCTGGGCAAAGAGATCGCCCGTCTGGAGCGCCAGGAGGCGCTGGACGCCGAACTCTCCAAGCCCGTGGGCAGGCCCCTCACCGGCAAGCCCCTGACCGGCAAGGAGGACGGCAAGTCCGGCCGTGCCGCCGATGCCTACCGCACCAGCTTCTGGAACATGATCCGCTCTCGCGCTCCGATGCCGGAGGTGCTGAACGCTCTGAAGGAGGGCGAGGACGAAACCGGCGGCTATCTGGTTCCCGACGAGTACGAGCATACCCTTGTGGAAGCTCTGGAGGAAGAGAACGTGATGCGCCGCATCTGCCATGTCATCAACACCGCCAGCGGCGAGAGGAAGATCCCCATCGTCGCGTCCAAGGGCGATGCCGAGTGGATCGAGGAAGGCGGCGAGTTCACCGACTCCGACAAGGACAAGTTCGGCCTTGTCACCATCGGCGCTTTCAAGCTGGGCGCTCTGCTGAAGGTGTCCGAGGAGCTTCTGAACGACTCCGTGTTCGATCTGGAGAACTACATCTCCCGTGAGTTCGCCCGCCGCATCGGCGCCAAGGAGGAAGAGGCATTCATCAAGGGTACCGGCACCAAGCAGCCCACCGGCTTCCTCACCGACGCGCAGGAAGGCGTCACCGCCGCCAAAGCG